CCCGTGTGGTCTGGGTCGCGCTGATAATAGGTAAATCAAACTCAACTGCAAGTCCCCTTAACTCTTCAGCTATAGCTTTTATATAGGTGTACGAATTTATGTTTGACCCAACCTTGATCCTTGAGGACGTACATATATTAAGATAATCTATATAGATAATATCCGGTATAAAGTTTTTCTTAATTTTTAACTCACTTACCAGATGCCTAAAATTTGCACTACCAGCACAAGCTGTTGGATATTCTTTGACAATCAGTTTACCCTTTGCAACATTTTTAATCTTTTCCATTTTTTTCTGATAGGAATCTTTGGACAACTCTTTCAATTCCTTGATTGGAGTGTTCATCAGATTGGCATCAATTCTTTCAGCAATCTTTTCTTCAGACATCTCCATTGTAATATACAAAACATTATAACCGGAAATTAAATTATAAGCTGCACAATGACACATGAATAGAGATTTACCAACCCCTGTTCCAGCCAGAACAATGTTCAGTGTTTTCTTTGACAACCCACCGTCAGTTATTTTATTTAAATATTCCAAATCAAAAGGTATTTTTATTTCTTTCTTATGATAATTATCAAATCTGTTATCTGAATCTACAACAAAGTCATGACCAATATTAGTGTCAAAAGAAACTGAAAGCGCATCAGATAGAATCTTTGGTATTGATCCCACTGATATGTTATGTTCCTTTTTATCTACAAGTTGTATAGATTGCATTATGGCATTGTAAAGTGCTTTGTCTTTACAAAATTCCTCTGTTTTATCTACCAACCAATCAACTTCAGACTTTTCACTTTCCCTCAGCTCATCTATATTATTTTTTACAAGATCATACTCATCTTGAGATAAACCATTTTTAGATGAAAGTTCAATTAACAATATTTCCTTTGTTGGGAATTTATTGTAGGTGTCACAATAATTTGTAATCAATTCAAATAATGTTTTATCTATCCTATCATAAAAATAATCTGATTTTAAAAAGGGTATCACCTTCCTGGCATAATCCTCTTTATAAATCAAGTTGCTGAAAATTATATTTTCAATTTTCATTAATTATCTTCAGATAATGGCATATCTGGCGACACTTCTGTAACACTTCCATAACTATAATATTTTTCTGCTGCTTTATCAAGCAAGTCTAAGATATCTGGGGTGAAATACTTTTCAGGTTCATCATTAATGGCTTTGCCAAAAACTTTAGAACCATCTGGCATTTCATATCGGGTGCTAACTTTCTTGAATATACCTTCCTTCTCAGCCAATTCCAGCAATCCATAATACTTGTCCAGCCCCGAAGCATAAGATAGTTTCACTGTTGCCACTGTATTTTCTCTGGACAGCCTTGACTTGTACATTTTAACCTTAATCAAATTACCAACAACTTCAGTACCATCTTTATCTTTAGATTTTGAAAGCATTGCTATAGTGGATGCAGAGTATTTCAAACCAGTACCACCAGATATTTCATTAGTTGGGAAATAAGCACCCACGGCGGCATACACGTGGTTTGTTAGGATCATAGGTATCTTTGCTCTTGCAAGTTTTAAAGTCAAAACACGAAATGCAGCTTTGATAACCTGAGCCTTGGTCATATCTCTGGTTTCTTTACCATCAGTGGTATCTTCCATTTCTTTTGTAGTGGATAGCATACCCAGAGAGTCAAGAACGAACATCATAGGCGGTCTCTTGCTTTCTGGTTTCTGAATATAAGCATCAATTAATTTTAATGCATGGTGCCTAAATTTTTGTATAGTGTCAGGTTCAGAATAAATCACCCTTGACGTATCAACTCCTCTGCTCTCCATCATATCCTTTGTAACCGCTGCCTCAGTGTCATAATATACAACACCACCTGTTGGGTTGTTATCAAGGAAACTTTTAACAATCCCAAGAACAAAAAATGTTTTACCAGTTGCTGTTTCTCCAGCAAATGCGGTTATCTTATTATTTGGAACACCGCCATAGATACTACCACTTAAAACAGCATTCAGAATGTAACACCCAGTATCAATAGTACCAGAAAACTCACCAGCACCCTGACCATCTGCTGCTATAGAAGTGTCCTCATCCTTTACTTCCTCAATCAAATCTCTAAAAAAATTTGCCATATAATTTCCTCATGTAAATATCTATTTTACTATATCTGGACAATAAAATAAATGTTATTCTCCTAAATAAATCGAATCAAGGTGATCTTGAAATTCCTCTATCTTTTTAATTCTATTTGGCCATAGTATATAATTTTTTTCAGGATTCTTTTTTAAATTATTTAATAATGGTTGAATTGCATTGTATATTTTATCCAGTTTTGCTTTGGTATCTGTAACTGTGGTTTCTGTTGTAATTAATTTTTCTTGTGCCTGTTGAACAACCGCAAGTTCTTCTTCTGTGACTATTGAAAATCCAAAATCAAAAGATTCATCAATATATGTTTTCTTTACTGTCATTTAATCCTCCTAAGAGAAAAAATCCTCTAATGTGGCTTTCTTTTCTGTGTGCCAGCCTATTGTTGTTAGTATAGATTTAATTGGTTCCAAAAATGCCTTATCAAATTGCGTTTCATAGTCTATAAATTTATTCAACCCAAACTCCGCAGGCAACCCAGTTGGGCATGATATAACTGATATGCCATATGGATTGGGTTTCTTCAAATAAGAAAATTTAATTTTTTCACCATCAGATATTTTTTCATATTTTTTATGAACACCCTTTTTATCTATTAGATCATTATAAAGAATAGAACCCTTTACATGAATTGGAGTGCCCTTTTCATATAACATGGCGTCTTTACGCAACCATTTCTTAATATCCTTTACACCCCTTGGGAATGCTACGTCCTCAAAATTAAGATTGAAAAACTCTTTTTTGAAATTTTCTATGAATAGGTGCAAATCTTTTTCGTCCTTGTTCATAATAATATCCAAAGCATTTTTAATGTTATCCCTACAAGATGCTGGGGTGGATGACCTAACTGATTCAATGCCCATCATCTTCAGTTTTGGTTTATCATACTGCACACCCTCACTATTCCATACATTGAGGATATACATCTTTTTGGCTTTCCAAATACCTTTGTTTGCTATATTTTCTCTTTTCATTTTCATCTTTTGAGAAAATGCATTCATGTATGTAGCCAATTCAACATAACATTTTTCTATATAAGGTTCAATTCTTTCCTTACATAACTTATCTATGAATTTAACAATAGTTCTGTCATCTGTATCTTTATCATATACAGAGGATACGATAGAATGCATTGTAATATAAATAGAATCAGTGTCAGATGCAATAACATAATCTTTGCCCTCAGTTTTTAAAACTTTATTCATGTATGTGTTTATTTTATTTTCAATCCATCTAATACTCAGCTGCCCACTCATGGTAATAGCCTCGGCATGATTTATATCATACCATCTGAAATACTTATTACCCAACGCACCATAAGCACAATTCAATTGAATCTTTTTAGCCATCTGGAGATTATCCAACCTGGATATTTCCTTCAGTAGTTTTTTATCTTTTGATTTTTCATATTCCTTTTTAACTTCTATCATTTTATTTTTGTATTCAGCCCTATCCTCATACATAGTTTCCATCAAGGATGGTAAAAACCCGCGTTTTTCTTTTGAGTACAAACACAAATTTGCAGCTATCGCAGTATTGTTTTTTTCAAGATAACCTTTAAATTTATCAATGTCACCTTTCAATATTTGTTCTATAGACATATGTTCATCTATTCTAGTAACAAACGTTTCTGGGCTGATGTTATATTGCATAATCAAATGTGGATATAGAGAATTCAAATCCATAGACACAACCCATTTACTTAAACCAATTTTTGGAGTTTTAACATAACCGCCAACCAATGGTTTATTTACCCCACCTCTATCAATTTGCGGTATTACGATATTTGATTTTTTAAGATAATTATGTATAATAACATCCCATTGTTTGACAGAAGTTAAAGTGTCAGTATGATTTATTTTTGCATCATAAGCCAATGCATAAACCAATTCAATGAGTTTCATTTTATCTTCTAGCAACTCAACCAACTCAACGTCCCTGATGTTGTATTCTATATATTTTTGATAATCCTTTTCTTGTAGTTCGTTCAAATTTGCAAATTCTGAAAAGTCAAGTTTTTTCTCACCCAACTCATAATATGCGATATGGTTCAACCTATAAGATTCTTGTTGGGTGTATGTGAATTTTTTATAGAGATTTAGATAATCCAAGACGCTTATCCCAACCGGAACAAACGAATGATTTATTTGCCCTCGAATTTCAACCTCATATTCTTTTAATATATTCCAAGGGGAAATACTGGCGGCTTCTTTTTCTCCAAGAACCTGTTGTATTCTTTTTATTAAATATGGAATATCAAAAAACTCAACATTCCAGCCTGTTACCACATCAGGGCAGTATTCACTTCCCCTCCATACTTCCAGGAAAGTTTGCAGCAATACCTTTTCATTTTTACAACGATAATATTTAATGTTTTCTTTATGTTCTTTATACTCACCGCAACCAAAAGAAGTTATCTTGCCGTTTCTAGATATTGTGATAGCAGTTATTTCATTTGAAGCCGTAACCATATTTGGATATCCGTTTTTAATGTCAACCTCTATGTCAAGATAGACAACGGATATCTGAGATGGGTCATAAGCCAACTCATTGGGAAATGCATCATGAATAAAAAGATAAACAAAATCTGTTAAACCGTAGACTTCAGCACCGGAAACATCTTTATATGTTTCTAAAAATTCCCTAGCCTCTGACATGCTATTAAAGTCAACTTTGCCAACATATTCGTTCTTGATATTTTTATATTTGCTTGATTTATTTGAAGATACAAATAGATATGGTTTATACCTTAATGATTTCTTATAAGGCACACCATCCTTTATACCTCTGACAAGAATATTATTTTTGTGCCTGGATACATTAGTATAAAAATTCACAATAACTCCATATATGAAGTACAATTTTACTGTATTTTTGTAATATAGTAAAGGGGAAATGGAGGGGATTTTAATCCCCCCCAAATTTAAGAGCTGGAATTAAGAGCTGGGTGAAAACCCTTCATTTAATTCTCTGAGGAACTCTTTTGAAGTAGCTGCAACTTCACCATCATTTATATTAATTTTTTGTGCTTTCTTAGACTCTGGTATAATTGATTCAAGATAAACTTTCAATATACCATTCATAAGATTAGCATTTAAAACCTTGACATTATCCGCAAGTTCAAAAAGTTTTGTAAACGGTCTCATAGCCAAACCGCCATATAGCATATGACAGCTGTCATAGTCAGTTTCGGATAATTTTGAAGATCCCTTGATAACCAGTTTTGAATCTTGAAGATCAATTTCAATATCCTGTTTAGCAAAACCAGCAACAGCCATTTCAATCAAATAACTATTATCTGATAATTTTTTAATATTATACGGTGGGTAGTTTGTGATTTTTTGAAATGCTTTGGTTGATTCATTAACACGATTCATCATAGTATCAAAACCAATAAAAAATTTATCAAACTCTTTGTCTAACATATTCATATATTTCTCCTTTTAAGTTCTAAGCAAGATTAATTTTGTCGTCCCCGTAGGCAACAACGCTATTATTTATTACAGATAAATCAATTCAACACCAGATTCAGAAAATATTTTTTCTGAATAATCTAAATTGAATTTTTTTCTTAATACGGATGTATCACCAACAAGTACTGGTGTATACACTTTTGATATACCCCTTTGTACAATTGATTTTGCGCATTCATTACATGGTATTAACGTTGAGTACATAAAACAATTTTCAACTGAGGTTGCTGCATTATCTAGTGCATTTCTTTCTGCATGGCAAACAAACAACAACTTTGCCAATCTGTCTTCATATCTTTCTGGAGAATCATCAACCCCTCTTGGGAATCCATTATATCCCATACTGATTATCCTACGTTTGGTGTCAACTATCACTGCACCAACTTTAGTGGTTGGATCTTTACTCCAATCACTAATATGATATGCCAAATTTATAAATCTTTTATTCCATTTCGGCTCAACGTTTTCAATAGGTTGACCTGATGCATTATAATGTTTAGCCAATT